AGTTTTTCAGACTTAGTCATTATAATCTCCAATATAACAAAATTTCTAGTGTTGGTCACTAGCACCCATGATATAGTAACATATAGTATTATATATGTACATCACATTCTTCTATTGCGTGTGCCGATGGTGGTCACATCAATCTCATCACTAATGTATTGATATGCACCTTTATTGTACATCAGTGCAATTCTCTTACTCTTAGCTAGAATTTGTTCTTTTACGTGTTCTGGTTCTTTATCAAGAGACATACGATCCATAATAGAATTACGCGAACATACTGCAGGATCCATACTTTCTAGTGATTTAATATGGGCAGTACTACGCATATGCACGGTTTTTGGCTTGTATTCCTGAAAAGAACCCGAGAATCTCTTAGCTTCTAAAGAAGATACTTCAGGTAACTTATTCTGCTTTCTCCATTCATTGTATTCGCCAAGAATCTTTTGCTTTGCTTTGGTCAACTTCGTTTTCTTCTTTTTTGGAGAAGAATTCGCAAATATCATCATGTTACTTTCTCAAGTAGTTGAATGTTTCTTCAGGACTATTACTCATAAAGGTATTATATACTGCGTTTTTATTAATTGACATGGCGTGTTCAGTTATGCTTTTTATACGTTCTTGTGTGTCTCTGTTATTACCATATACGGAATGATACACTGAAGTAACATTTGTTTTAAACTTAAGAAAATTATAAATGTTTGCTTTATCGTAACACGATTCACTGATGTCAATAGATGTATCACTACCAAAGCATATGCCTAAATTTGGAAAAGCTTTTTTAATACTTTCAGCAAAAGTTTTCTTTTCTTTTGAGATCTTATCCCATTGTTGGTATCTCTTAATCTCATCTTCTGATGCCGTCTTTCCAACTAAAGAAAAATTTATCAACCCAGTACGGTATTCAATATTTGGTCCAGATCTTGTCTTAAAATCCGACATCTTTAGAAGTGATTCGAGAAATGAAATCAATTCATAAGATGGTCTCCAAGTACTTACCACATGTTCTTTATTTTCTTTCCATATAGAGTTACCACCACTGGTGAATACGGCTTGACAATTATCAATAATTCTACGTCCAAGCCTAGGCATAATGTTTTGATAAGTGTTATTGGTGCAGATATATACGTCTTTCTTAAGCATCCAATGTTCAAACCAACGCATAAATTGAGATTCAATTGGTTGATTAGGTAAAGCTAATACGCCATCTACATCAAAGATATAAGATTTCATTTTAAGTCATCGTGAAAATCAATCGTCACATATTGACCATCGAGGTTATAGCCACAAGCTTTAAGGAAGAGTGTAAAAGCTTCACACACCTGTGATAAGTCAGAATGGCTAGGAATAGAATAATCTACATCATCTTCTGGAATAGAAGTATATGTATTAGGAGAATCTTTGATAATAAATCTTTTCATAATTAATCCCACAAGTTTCTATAATATTTTCCAAACAACTCAAATCCTTCTTGCATACGATTCTGAAATTTAAAGTATCCTTTAGCATCAAATTTATGCGTGTCATTAGGACCAAGTTTCATAATCGAATGTTCAGTTCCTTCAACTTCTTCAAAATAGAAATCATGTTCACCAGAATGAAACTGAGCTTCCCAATCAGTATTTATCTGCTCAAATGACCAAATCATTTTATCAAGTGTCTGAGTCCATCGCTCATGCCCGTTTTCCCACGCAAGCGAATCGCCTTCTTCATAGAAGGCAAAACAATATTGAGCTGAATTGGATGTCTGATCAAATTCCTCAAACCAAGGAGATCCGTGTACAGTTGCCTTTAACTGTTTAAGCATAGGAAGAACAATATATGCAAGAGTAGATTCCATATTCCATGTATCGTACTTATCGATGCGAACATCAATCTTACGCTCATCAGAATTTTTCTTAAATGGACCGATGTAAACTTTCATTATGTCTCCTAAAAATGGTCGGAGTAGCCAGATTCGAACTGACGACCCTCTGGTCCCAAACCAGATGCTCTACCAAACTGAGCTACACTCCGAAATAAATGGTGGGCAAGATAAGATTCGAACTTATTCAGCCTGAGGCGACAGATTTACAGTCTGTTGTGACTCTCCAACTTCACCGCTTGCCCTTATATTAAATGGTGCTCCCGGCTGGATTTGAACCAACGACCAATCGGATATAAGCCGACTGCTCTCACCACTGAGCTACGGGAGCATTTATTTTGGTAGGTCCAGATGGATTCGAACCACCGACCTCTCCCATATCAGGGGAGTGACTCTACCTCTGAGCTATGGACCTATTATTTGGCCTGCGTGGAGGGATTCGAACCCCCGACCATTCGGGTAGAAGCCGAATGCTCTAATCCACTGAGCTACACGCAGAATATGTATGTATATTACAATAAAACAATAATTAAGTACATAGACTATTTGCCTATATTTCTTCGAGTAAACTTCATCATGATATTATCATTATAGTAAGCAGGTTCTCCATTTTGCATAGTTGCACACAGTACATCTTGCTCAAACTGTAGCTTAGCTTCCCAATAGTTGCACTCACCACGCGTCTTACATAATCGTATGATTGTTCTTTTAAAGTTTTCTTTTCCGAGCTTTTCTATTTCTTCTAGGAGTTTTGTAGATGATCCCCAATAGTCTTTCCAATCAGAGTCTTTACGGATCTTCTTTCTTTTTCCTTTGACTTGCTTTGTTGCAGCTTTAGTGAAATACTTACGGCCTATATATTTTTTGCCTGATGGCATATGCTCAATGCAATATATAAAGCCGTAGTATTGATTTGAAAGTTCATGATCTATTTCTTTTTCTTCGTAGAACCACATATTAGCACCATAATATTCACTTTGGTGCTAATATTTATTGTTCATTGAATATTACGCCCAAACATCTTCCCAAGAACCAGTCAATGCGCCTTTAGCATAATCAGTCGCTCTATTCTCAAAAAAGTTAGTATGAATAGGTGCATTCACCATTTCTTCGACCCAAGGTAATGGGTTTTTCTTTACTTTGAAAATCCCTTTAAGGCCAAGAGAGATAAGCCTACGATCAGCAATATACCTGATATAACGCTTAACGTCATCTCCATTTAATCCCTCCATTGGTCCAATTAAGAATGCTAGGTCAATAAACTTGTCTTCAAGTTCTACCATCTTTTCTGCGATCTTATAGATTTCAGACTTAAGTTCATCATTCCAAATGTCTCTGTTTTCTTCAATGAAAGTTCTAAACAATTTAATCATTGATTCAGCATGCATTGTTTCATCAACGATAGACCACGTAATAATCTGTCCCATACCTTTCATCTTACCATGTCGAGGAAAGTTAAGTAACATGATGAATGATGAGAACAACTGCATACCCTCAGTAAATGCTGAGAATGCTGCGATCTGTTGAGCAATAGTCTGTGCATCTTGTCCAGCAATCTGAGCAAAGAAATCATGCTTAGCTCTCATCTCTTCATATTGCATAAACTCATTGTATGTCGATTCAGGCATTCCAAGAGTTTCAATAAGATGAGAATAAGCTGCTACATGAAGAGCCTCACGAGCAGCAAATCCACAAAGCATCATTCTTACTTCAGGTTGTGGAAAATATGGTAGATAGTTATTGACATATCCACCAGCAACATCGATGTCACCCTGAGTAAAAAACCTAAAGATGTTTGTAAGAAAAGTTTTTTCTTCAGCCGTTAGCCGCTTCTTCCAATCTTTTACATCTTCAAGCATTGGCACTTCAGTATGAATCCAATGTGATTGCTCATGCTTGAGCCAAGCGTTGTACGCCCAAGGATATGAAAACGGTTTAAAATATTGTCGCTCATCCGTCAATTTCAATTTATTACTCATATTATTCGCACCAGCTCTTCTTCTTATCTCCAAAGTAAGGTCTTGCATAACCTTTTTCAATTAACATTGCGCTATAGCTTTTGCCATCAACGAGCATGTCGCCAAGTACTCGTCCACCAAACTTATCCCATTCTTTGAGAGTGATCTGGAGTTTAGCACCACTTGCAACCACTTCTTTAGCAAACTTAGTGGCTTCTTCACCTTTCTTAGCTTCAGATTCACATTGTGCTCTAAAACCTTTTTCTGGAGTATCTACACCTAGCACACGAAGTTTTAGTTTAGTGCCTAATTCGCTTGGAAGTCCGGGAATTTCAAACTCTACAGTATCTCCATCTACCGCACGAATTACTTTATAATCATACGGACCTTCTGCCTTACATGCGACTGCAATACCAAACGATCCAACCATAACCAAAAATGCTATTACTGATGATTTCATCGTATTCTCCTAGTGTTGATTAATCCATTCTTGAATTTCTGTTACTGTCTTTGCGCCATTATTGTGAGAAATAGATTTATTCACATGCAAGACAGCCTTCGCCTTCTGTTAATTGCTTAAGATCAATTTCTTCAATGATTTGTCGTTGAATCTTCTTAGAAACTTTATCTGCTTTTCCGATCTTCTCTGAACGACAATAATAAAGAGTCTTTAGACCTTGCTTCCATGCAAGAAAGTGTACTGCATGTAAGTATTTGATATTTACATCGGGTCTAAAGAAAAGATTAAGTGACTGAGCTTGATCTATATATTCCTGTCGATCTGCTGCGTGTTCAATGACCCAACGTTGGTCAATTTCCATAGATGTCTTAAACACATCTTTTTCCCAGTCAGACAGAATATCTAAATGTTGCACTGAACCATCATTTGCAATAATAGATGACCAAATATCTGCCATCTCTTGTTCATTATGATCGTGATTGCCTACCTTTTCCCATAATAGTTTATCAAGAAACTTATTCTTTACAAAACTAGAACCAGATAAAGTATCTTGACGATATGCATTTGCTCTATATGGTTCAACTGAAGGAGAGGTGTTTCCCATAATAATAGAACTAGAAGCATTAGGAGCAATTGCCATCAAATGACTAAAGCGCAAGCCAGTACCAAATGCATCTTGAGGAGACCCGCGAAATAGACCAAGTTGCACGTTAGCAAGATTAAGTTTATCACGAATGTGCTTAAAGATTTTTTTGTTTAATCCCACAGCCATTGCAGATTCCCAAGGAATCATTTTGCTCTGAAGAAGTGCGTGAAATCCGAGAGCACCAACCCCAATAGAACGCTCCATGCTAGCAGAAAACTTTGCTCGTGCGATAGAGTCTGGTGCATTATCAATAAAATACTGTAATACGTTATCAAGCATTTCAGCAATGTCTTTAAGAAATACCTCATTATCTTTCCAGTCATCGTAATACTCCAAATTTACTGAAGACAAACAACACACTGCGGTGCGGTTCTTATCAGTAGCAAGAACAATTTCTGAACACAAGTTAGACTGCTTGATTGAAAGACCCAGAGCTTTCTGCCAAGGTGGTAGATGCTTGTTGCTCGTATCAATAAAGTGCAAATATGGTTCACCCGTAAGCATACGTGTTTCAAGAATCTTTTGCCAGAGTTCTTTAGCAGAGACTGTTTCACGAAGTTCTTTACTGTGTGGATCTACAAGATTCCATGAATCATCTGCTTCAGGGTCTAACATGCACCTTTCGATGATATGCATAAAATCATCAGTGATATTAATGCCGTGATGCATATTCAATGTTCTGAGATTTTGGTCGCCAGTAGGCTTCCTCATTTCAAGAAAATTAATAATATCGGGATGACTAACATCAAGATAGGCAGCATAACTACCACGCCGAGTACGACCTTGACGATACGCCAAGCTAGACGCATCATATAACTTAAGATGCGGCATAACACCAGTAGACTTATCATCGGCACTACGAATACCAAACCCAATCCCCACGCCACCACCAAACATACTAAGCCAATTTGTCTCAGAAAGATTATCGACCAAACCTTGTGCAGTGTCTTCAATATAATTAAGAAAACAACTAATGGGCAAGCCACGAGAAGAACGCCCGAAACTAAGAATGGGAGTAGAATAAGACAACCAATGATTAGAAGCATATTCATACAACCGTTGACTATGCGCCAGATTAGATCCAAAACTTGCCGAAACATATGCAAACCTTTCTTGTGGCGACGATTCGCTATCAAGCATATATGATTCTTTTAATCGCTTAACACCTAATTCATCAAATAATTTATCACGAGAGTAATCAATGTCGATGCCCATGTAATTTGTTTTTGTTGTCATAGTTCTTCTCGTTATGTGTTAAAGGCCGATCCATTCACTTACTGGCGTCTTATTATATACAAATTCTGAAATAATTGGTACTACTTTAGATAGTTCTTGTGCGCATTGTTCTGCAATGATACGATGTTCTTTTTGTGTACCTGGATCTGTACGTACTTCAATGTAATGGATCCAAGATCTAATTGTTCCATTTACATACATTCTAGAAGTAGTTAGTCCTTCTGGAAGGACTGCACGTGCTTGTTCTTTTGCAATACCATGCATTACAGCAAACTCATAAGCATCTTTTGCTGCACGAATGACTGCTTGTTGCTTCTCAAGCCAAACATCATTTAACTCACGATCGTCTGTTTCAATACTGTTCTGACGATTCTGAGTGTCTTGAAGTCTTGCTTCACGATATTCAAACCCGAGATCCCGCGTTGGATCTGCATATCGCTGACTAAATTCTTGAAAAGAAAAAGAACGATGTCTTAGGATTTGTCGGGCAATATCGCGTGTGGTATTAATTTCAATACATGCATTTGCCATCTCAAAGGGAGACCAGTGCTTATGTTTTACGAGATATTTAATCAACCTATCAGAAGTAGAACTATTCTGCTGATTGCTTGGGTTTGATACACGAGCACAAAAAGCAATCATGTCTTGTAAATCATCATCAGCGTTGACTACACCGTTATCGATCATAAAGTCTATATCGCCACGAGTATAGCTCATGAGTTTAACGGGACGATTCACATATTTAGAAATTTCATCAATCATTAACACTTTCTCCACATTTGTAATTGTAATTTCGCTTCAATATCGGAATACGAATTCTTGTCTATGATGATTTTAAGTTCTTCTGCATCATGACCATTCAAAATCATCTCATTCACATCTTTACCAGTCACTCGATCTGGCCAAAAGCACACATTATAACCCAAAGCGATATACTTATCAATCTTCTTTACGGTCTGTGGAGATCTTGGTTCATTATCAAAAATGACAGTACATTTCTTCTTGTTCAGATCTAATGATCCGCTCAGATCTGAACCACACATAGCTATAGAATTTTCTATAAACATGGAGTCTATAGGACCTTCAAATACATAGATGTGCTTAGTAAAATCGACTGTATCGAGACCAAAGACTTTTGGTTTGTCTTCGTCTAAAAGTACAGTTATATATCTATTGCCGGTCTTACTAAAACTTCTTCCCTGACATCCATAGAAGTTCTTTTCACGATCTAAGAACGGAAGGATAAGTCTGGGTTCATCTTTTTCGATGTCAATAAATTTATCTGGTATAAATGTATTTACCCAACTCCTAAATTTAGGGCAGAAAAATATCTTATATTGAACATTACTTGGGATCTTTCGACTCATCACATATTTCTTAACAGGATGGTCCCAAGCAAGTGAAGATATTTTAGTCAGGTTTTTGAGAGGAGAATCAATCTTATACTTTGGTACTTCGATCTTGGTAATATCGGGCTTAGACAATGGCAAAGGATTATCAAGATTATTCTCGATAAACATATCTTTCATATATTCTTGATGGAGCACCACATCAAGAGACTTGAGGAAATTAGAGAAAGTCATCGAGGCAGAACAATTATGGCAATAAAAGCGATACTTGCCCTTCTTATTGAAGATCCATCCTCGTGCTTTGATCTTACTCCGCTGAGAATCACCACACACAGGGCAGCGAAAGTTAAACAGTTCACGATCCTTTTGTTTGAACTGCTCTAACCTAACAGAGACAAGATTGATGTATTTTTGATCTATCCAGAGAGACATCATATACTACTTTGATTAACCAACATAGTTGATTATACCATTAAAGTAATATTATGTAAATGCCTTTGTAACATAAGAGAGAATAAACCCTGCAACGGCAGCTCCACCAACGATGGTATACTTCCATTTTTCAAGACTAGAGATACGCACGGCTAATTGATCTAATTGTAATTTGGTTTCTAAGTGTTCTTTGTGATTTTCAATCTTTAATTCTTTGATCATGTCATAGATCTCAGAATTGACTTCGCTCTGTTGAGTGAGTTTATGATCATGAACTGCAAGTAGTTCTTTAATAGACGTAGAGACATCACATAGCTTTTCAATAGCTGAATCTAATTTACCTAAAAACACAGTCACTTGAGAAACATCTTTTTCAAGCAATGCTATCTGAGTCTTATAG